CACTTTATTTCGCATAAGTTAGTTTTGAATTTTGAAAATAGGGTTAAAATAGAATAAAACATGGGAACACGAGGGCCAGCACCACCACCAAAATCACTTGTAGTCAAAAAAGGTTATTATCAGCCATCAAGGCATGGTGATGACATTGGGGATTCGGACAAACTTAAATTTGTTCATAATGAATTGCCAACACCACCAGAAGATTTAAGTGAAAAAGGAAAGGAAATATGGATTACACAATTAAGTCAAGCCTTAAAACTATACGGCTACATTTCATTTATAGACTTATCAATGTTTAAGGAATATTGCTATGTGTATGGTGAAATGGAATACTTGAAAGAACACACCAAAGGCAGAACATACACGGACGACAAAGGCACCATTAGATTAGATCCTTTATACATGGAACTGAACAAACTTAGAAAGGATTTCATTAGACTTTCACAAGAGTTTGGATTTAGTCCAAGCGCACGCACACGAATAACCTTGCAAAATAAACCAGACGAAAACACAGACCAATATTCAGATGGCATATAATTATGGCTTATAAAACAGACTTTTTAAAAATAGACTTAGATAAGTATTTCTTTGATGACAAAACCGCAAATACGGTGGTAAAGTATATCGAAGAAAATGTAAAGCACGTGAAAGGTGATTTGGCCGGTAAACCTTTCATTTTGGAAGAATGGCAAAAGAACGACATCATTAGGCCTTTGTTTGGTTGGAAGCACATTGACACTGGATTGAGAAAATACACAAGTGCATATATTGAAATTCCAAAGAAAAGTGGTAAATCGTTTCTTGCTGCATCAGTTGCGTGTATTTTTATAGACATTGAACGCGAAGGAGGTTCCGAAATTGTTGGTGTGGCATGGGGCCGCAAACAAGCGGGTTTAGTATTTGAGGCAACAAAGCAAGTAATTCAAAAAAGCCCAAGATTAAAATCAAAGTGTAACATCTACCGTAATTCAATAACGGCACCGGATCACATTGGTGGTTTGAAAACTTACCAGATATTAAGCAAGGAAGCAGGGGGCGAGGATGGTATTAACCCACAATTGGCAATTATTGATGAGTTACACGTACACAAGAACAATGAAGTTCTGGAAATGGTTGAAAAGTCACAAGGGGCCAGAAAACAACCTTTATCTTTCATAATTACAACGGCAGGATCTGATTTGTACGGTATCGGATACCAAAGGCATGAAAACGCCATTAATGTTGCAAAAGGAGTAACAACAGACGAATCACAACTTGTATGTGTTTATGGTGCCGATTATGAAGATGATCCTTATGATGAAAAGGTTTGGATTAAGGCAAATCCAAATTATAACATAAGTATTGGTAAAAGGGCTTACGAAAAGGAAGCGGCAAAAGCAATGGTAAGCGCATCAAGTCTAAATTCATTCAAACGATATTATCTAAATATTTGGACACAATCAAAAGATGGTTGGATAAATGATGAAATTTGGAACGCAAGCCAATGGGAAATGGATGAAAGTATTTTAAAAGATTATCCGTGTTATGGTGGGTTGGACCTTTCTTCACGCTCAGACATAACCGCATTCAGTTTGGTATGGCAAATAGAAGATAAATACTATTCAAAAAATTGGTTTTGGTTGCCAGAAGACAAAGGCACACAATCAGCAGACACAAACAACATTCAGTATCGTGAATGGGTGCGAGATGGCCATATTGAAGAAACAAATGGGAATGTGGTCGATTATGACTTTATCATTTACAAACTTGGTGAATTAAACAAAACTTATCAAATTAAGTCCATTGCATATGATAATTGGAACTCACACCACATTGCACCGCGCTTAATGGATGAGGGCCTTGATTTGATTGAATTTAGGCAAGGATTTAAGTCAATGAATGCACCAACAAAGGAAATGCAGGCCGCAATCGAAAGTAGAAAGTTCAATCATTTTGGCAATCCGGTGTTAAGATGGATGGCAGGCAATGCAAGTGTAAAAAGTGATCCTGCTGGAAACATTAAACTTGAAAAGGATTTTAAGGCACCAAGTAAAAAAATAGATGGATTAATTTCAAACGTCATGGCTTATGGCCTATGGTTAGACAATCCAGAAGAAACCAATAGTTATTTAGAACAAGGCAACCTTTATATTATATGATACTTACAGAACCAGTGTACAATGTACTCAATTACAAAAAGAATTTTGATTTTATTTTTTTACAAATGTTAAAAAACAACAATCAAGAAGATGCTTATGATGCTGCTCTTGATTTAGTTCGGGAATATGCACCTAATTTCAAACACTACAAAGACTTTGATTCATATCGTGTTATTTTGGCAAATAGTCAAGATCGCGGTCCGGTAGTAAGTAACTACAAACCAAATCTTGATATTCCAATGGATGTGATTGATGCAATTTGTAAGGGAATAGATGAACTATTTCATAAACACCTTAAAAGGGTAAAAGTGAGAAAAATGGCATATGATGCGTGTGTGAAAGAAATTAATATTTACTTCCCGCACTACAAGCCACACAAGAATTACCAAAGCTACAAGGCAAGCGAAAGCATCAGGCACAAAAACAAATCGATTGAGAAGAAAAAACGTATTGTAAAAAAAACTAAATGAACAAAGAAATTGCAAAAGAATTAGATGCAGAATGTAAAAATGTTGCACAAAGATTTTCAAGGCCAGATCGTGAGGGTAATTTTAACAATGAAACTTTTGAAGTCGATGAAATAATTTCAATGTCAGACCACACCGCAACAGTTGTGTTTAAAAAATCAAGTGGCAAATTAGCAGCAGCGTTTTTTTATTACATTGCAAGGGGATATTCAAAAGGTTGGAAGTATTTTTTCCCAACTGATTCACATATTAATGGACTTGCATCATTTCATTATTTTAAACTTGAAGTTGAGCGTAAAAACTATGATAAGAACTTTTAGTTAAATAAATTACAATTAAACCAAATAAAATTAAAAGATTTTTGCAAGGATGAATATATTAGGATTCGAAGTAAGGCGTATTAATCCATTTGTGCAAGAAAAGACCGGTTTCTTAAATGCCAATTTTGGCGGCATGGTTGGGCGTACACCAGTGAGCGAAACAAGTGTATTTGGTCTTTCAGCATATTGGGCCGGTGTAAGAAGAATATCTGAATCAGTGGCAATGTTGCCAGTTGATGTATTTAAAAAGGTCAATGGCACACGTTCAATGGTTGACCATCCTGTGGAATACCTACTTAATGCAGAAGCAAACTATCAAACCTGCGCATTTGATTTCACACAAATCTTAATTACATCAGCAATTAATCACGGCAATGGTTTAGCAATAATAGAACGTGACAGATTTGGAACACCAACCGGACTTGTAAACGTATCACGTGAAATATGTGAACCGTTGAAATATGACGATGAACTTTACTGGAAGGTTGAAGTAAAAGAAGCGGCAAACAAAACAGAAAGTTTGCTCGTAAAAGATAGAGACATAATTAATCTTAGGGGCTTTGGATCGGATCCCGTAGTTGGTATTAGCGCAATTCAGGCACATAGGCAGAATTTAGGGCTTTCGATAGCTGCACAAGATTACGGGGCCGATTTTTACAACAAAGGCACAAGAATAGATGGTTACATTGAATATGCCGGTGTTTTAAAGCCAGAGACCAAAGATGCTATCAATCAGCAATGGACAAACAACTATGGTGCAAACGGAACACGTGGCACGGCCATATTGGATGCAGGTTCAAAGTATCACCGTTTAGGATTACCACCGCAAGATGCGCAATTTATTGAGACACGTAAATTCCAAAAAAATGAAATAGCTACAATTCTGGGAATACCTTCACACATGATCAATGAGATGGATGGTGCTACCTTTTCAAACATTGAACACCAAAGTATAGAATTTGTAACTTATGGCATTGGCTCATGGATTGAAAAGATTGAGCAGGAGTATAGAAGAAAGTTATTAAAAGAAAGCGAAAAACGCAACCATTATTTCAAACACAATGTTGATCGCTTACTTCGTACCGATGTAAAAACCAAAGGTGAGTATTATAGATTAATGACCGACATCGGGGCTTACACAATTAATGACGTACTTGAATTGGAAGATAGAAATTCAGTTGATAACGGGGATGAACGATATGTTCAAATAAACAGAATACCAATTGAACAAATGGCAGAATATTATAAAAAAGACATACCAAAATGATGAATAAAATAGAAAGAATTGCAGAGGTTCGCGGTGTTAATGCTGAAAATAGAACTGCACAATTTGTAATATCAACCGAATCAATAGACAGACACGGAACCGTGTTTAAATTAGCCGGTTGGGATTTAGAGAATTATAACAGAAACCCAATAGTGGCATACAACCATGTTACAAGTGATTCGAATCCAGACACAATAATTGGAACATCCAGAGTTTACATAGAAGATGATTCATTGATTGGTGAAGTTACTTTTGAGCGTGAAGGTAACAATCCACTTGCAGACAAAGTATTTAATAAAATGCAAGATGGTATTTTGAAGATGGCATCAGTTGGCGCAATTCCACATGAGTATCGTTACGGCAATGTTGACAATGGTGAAGATAGTGGTACTATTTATTTCACACGTCAAGAACTAATTGAATGGTCAATAGTTAGTGCAGGATCAAACAAAGACGCATTCAAAAGAAGTGCAGACCAAGTTGATGAACTTAAAAAGACTTTGGAAGTAATTGAAGAGGCTGCACCGGTTGAAATGGGTGTAAATACAAAAGCAGATTTGCGAAATTATGCAAAGGTTAAAATAGTTACAAAATACCTATAATTTAAATGGCAATTTTTGTAAGGTAAATTAAAAAATACATAAAATGAAAAATAGTTTAGAAATACGTGAAGAAATCGGAAGCGTTAAAAATATCCTTGATTCATTAGAAACTTTGGTTTCTTCTGAAAATAGAGATTTTACCGCAGAAGAAAAAGTATCTTTTGATACAAACATGGAAAGACTTACAACTTTGGTTGAAGAGTTACCAAAAACAGAAAAATTAGAAGAAATCAGATTGAAAGCAGCAAATTTAGCAGGCGCACCAGTTGCATCAGCAAGTAAAGAGGAAAAAGAAATAGTAAGAGACTTTTCTTTCGGTAAAGCAGTTCGTGCCGCATTTGGTGGTAAGTTAGAAGGTGTTGAGTTAGAAATGGCTCAAGAAGGTGAGAAAGAAATGAACGCAATCGGAAGAAGTTCCAATGGTGTTGTTATTCCTTCAATGATCTTGAATAGAGCAGTTATCACTGAAAACGGAACAACCGGTGTTGAGCAATTATCTTTTGTAGATGCAGTTTATGCAAATACAATCTTAGGTGATCTTGGAGTTACAAGAATCTCTACATCAACAGACCAACGTATTCCAATCTTAGGTGCAGTATCTACACAATGGGAAACTGAGGTATCAGCAGCAATCGATGGCGGAACTGCAATGACTAAAAAAGACCTTGCACCAAGAAGACTTGCAGCTTATGTTGATTATTCAAAACAAGCAGCACTTCAAGCTAATTTCTCTTTAGAGAGTGCGCTTAGAAATTCAATCGCTCAAGCGGTTGCAGCTAAATTTGAATATGCAGCATTCACAGATGATACCGCAAACGGTGCATTTGAATGGTTAGGAAATGATAAAACTCCAGTGACAAACGCATCAATAAGCGCACTTGTTTTGGCTCTTATGGAAGAAGTACAATCTAACAACCACAATCGTGGTAACTTAGGTTTTGCATTGTCTAACGATGTATTCAGCGATGTATATGCAGCAGCACAAGTATCTGGTGTTAGTCCACTTATCACAAACGAAATGATCATGGGCATAATGGCTAAATTCAGCAACCAAATTGCTGACATTACAAACCCTGCGGTTTATTACGGAGATTGGTCAAAAGTTTACGTTGCTCAGTTCGGTGGTATTGAAATCCTTATGGATCCTTACACTCAAGCAATACAAGGAACCAATAGATTAATCCTTAACTCTTACTGGGATATGGCACTTGTTCAAGATGCTGCAATTTCAGTTGGAACATTCGGTTAATCCTAAATAATAACTAAATATAAAAGGGGTGGGTGTTGTGCCTATCCCTTTTTTTATACTTTAAAAATGATAAGAAATAAAAAAATAACCGCATACACGCCAACACAAAATTGGGCCTTGACATTAGTTGAAGCTAAAAGACATTTGAACATTCTTGATGATTCATTTGATGACCTTATAAATGACTATTTGGCAAGTGCGCACGTATGGCTATACAATGAGACTGCAATCTTTGTAAAAGGCTCTATATTGGGCTACATGCAAGAATGGGATGATTTCCGTGTTGATGTTGCAAAAGTAGATACATTAGCCATTTACTATTACGATTTGGACAATACAAGAACACTGTTAAGTTCAAGCAATTATCATTGGAACAATGGGTTATATTCTTACATTGAATTAAAAGGTAATTTGCCATCACTTTACGTGAAAGATTTTGCAATAGAGGTTGAAATAACCACACTTGCAAACACGGATCCAATGGTTAAACAAGCACTTAGGATGTTAGTTGCTGATATGTTTGAAAATAGACAAAATGAAATTCTTGGTTCAACCGGAAGAATCATTTCACGCGGCACCATGTACCAACTTTCACTAATTAGTCAAAGAACAGAAATATAATGAACATAGGTCGCTTAGATAGGAAGATAGTAATCCAAGTACAAAACTTCACCACAAATTCCATAGGTGAATACACAACCACTTGGGATACTTTTCACAACGCATTTGCTAATGTTCAAAAGGTAAGCGGAATGGAAGCAATCAACGCGGATCAGGTAACGGCAACCAATAAGGTAAGGTTTAAAATTAGATACTTTGCGGGAATAAACGAAAGCATGCGAATAGTTTACAATGCCACAAATTACGACATTATTGAAATCCAAGAATTGGATCGTGAAGGGTTATTTTTAACCGCTACAAGAACGCTATGAGTAAAGATTTTCAAATTTTAGGAATGGAAGGTGTGATTAATGAGATAAAATTATTGTCTGATGATCGCATGAAACGTTTGGAAATATTGAAGATTTTAAGAAGGCAAATGAAACCAATATTGGCAGCAGTAAAAGCAAACACACCAATAGCGACAAAAACAATAAAAGGCAGAAACGGAAAAGTTTACGAACCAGAGAATTTAAAGAAATCTTTTGCAATTAAAACAAGCCCGATGAAAAAATATCCAAATGTTTTAGTTGGACCAAGAAAAGGCAACAGTGCAAAGTACGATGGTTTTTATGCGTTTTGGATTGAGTACGGGGCTTATGACATACCGGCAACCAATTTTATAAGCAATGCAGCAGAACCATTAATGGGATCAGTAAACACCACAATGAGTGACGAATTAGAAAAATATATTTATAAAAAAGCAGAGACATTAAATTTATGAGAATAGTATTAATAAAAGATTATGCGGTTGCACTAAAGGTGTTGACAGAAGGAACAGAATTACGCGTGAGCAATAAGTTAGGCGCAGAATTAATTGAATTAGAAGTTGCAAAGGAATTTGGTGACTACACAAAGGAAGAAAGGGTTGAACACATTCTTGAAATAGCGTTTGATAATGAGGAAAAACCCAAAGTTAAAAAAATTACTAAGGTAAAGAAGTAATACAAATTATTTTTGTTTAAAATATAAGAAAATGGCAAGTACAGGAATATTGAATGGCACAATCGCCAAAATACAAGTTGCAGGTGTAACAGTTGCACACCTAACATCTAACTCTTTAACTTTCGACATGGCAACCCGTGACGCAAGCACTAAAGATTCAGCAGGATGGAAACAAAGTTTAGAAGGACAAAGATCATTCAGCGGAAGCGGTGAAGGATTCTTTGCAGAAGATGCAACCTATGGTTTTGAAGATTTATACGATGCTTTTATAACACGCGCAGCAGTTGTTATAACATGGACAACGGATGTAGTTGGTGACAAAGAATACAGTGGATCTTGTCACATTACGTCATTGGGAAGAACTGATGGTCTTGAAGAATCAAGCACCTTTTCAGTGTCTTTTGAAGGAACTGGCGCGGTGACAAAAGCGACAGTGGCTTAATTTTTATCTTGTTAATGTGTGATTGAAGGGGTGGGTATTTTGCCCACCTTTTTTTTTAACCATTAACTTTATAAATTACATTTAACACACAACAAATTAAAATTAAATACACAAAAATGATTAAAATTAAAAACAAGGAGTACAAGTTCAAATTCGGATTCAAAGCGTTACTAATGTACGAAAAGGAAACCGGTTCAAGCGTTTCTGCAATTGGTGACAACATCAACATGAGTACATTGGTTGACATTGCATATTGCGGTTTAAAGGCAGCAGGCGAAAATGTTACAAAGGATTTTGTTATCGATGCCATTGATGAAGATTTTGCACTTATTAACGTATTTACACAAGCAATGCAGGAAGATATGGCAGCGCTTAATAATATGGGTAAGGAAGCAAAAAAGTAAAATTGCCATTATCGACATGGATAAGGGGGTTTGTTTTAGGCGTTTTAAAGCAATCCCCACTATCTTTAGACGAATATACAATGGCGGCCATATTCGATGCCTACATAGGGCATACAATAGGCGAAAACATAAAGGCACGCACACAATGGGAAACTGCAAGATTTGTTTCTTTTGTAACATTGAAAAGTGCAGGAAATAAAAGAATGCACAAACCACAAGACCTGATAAAGTTTGACTGGGAACAACAAGAAGATAAAAAAGGCACTGGCAACAATGCTTGGACAAAGGCAGAAATACAACAACTAAAAAAACAAAAACCAAACTGGTTCAAATAAAATGGCAAGAAAGCAGATAAACATACGCGCAGGGTTTGACTTAAGTCACTTTTCTGAATCACACCAAAATTTAATTCGTGGCTTAAGAAAAACCGCAAGTCAAATGAAATCCATTGGCAAAGAAATGTCAATGAATATCACTGCGCCATTAGCTTTGATGGGAGGGTTAGCCGTTAAAAGTTTTGCAGACTTTGAGCAATCAATGGCAAAGGTTAAAGCCGTAAGTGGTGCAACTGGAAACGAATTTAAAAGCCTTAATAATCTTGCCAAAGAATTAGGCGCAAGCACAAGATTCACGGCAACGGAAGTATCAGACTTAATGCTTGAATACTCAAAGTTGGGATTTTCAGCAACTGAGATTGAATCAATAACACAAGCCACATTAAACCTTTCACTTGCAACCGGCGAGGACTTAGCAAAAAGTGCTGAGGTTGCCGGTAGCACATTAAGGGCTTTTGGTTTAGATGCAAGTCAGATGTTGCACGTTACTGATGTAATGGCGCAAGCATTTAATAAATCTACTCTTGGCTTGGATACTTTTGCCGATTCAATGAAATATGTGGGACCAGTTGCAACCCTTGCAGGCATATCACTTGAAGAAGCAAGTGCAATGCTTGCTATTCTTGCAAACAATGGTATAAAAGGATCGCAGGCCGGTACATCATTAAGGCGAATTATTACAGATTTAGGTTCCACTGGTGGTGATGTTGCGGGTGCAATTGGGAATCTTGCAAATAAAGGTTTAACACTTGAAAATGCAATGGATGAGGTTGGTCGAACTGCGCAAACTGCATTAATTGTCTTAGGTAAAGGAGTTAACCAAATAAAACCATTAACACAAGAATTTAAAAATGTAGATGGCGCAACTGCTGCAATGGCTGCAATCATGGATGACACATTGCAGGGTTCTATGTTTAGAATGAAATCTGCAATTGAAGGTGTTGCAATTTCTTTTGGTGAAGCATTAGCGCCGGCAATTAGTAAAGTTGCAAATGTTATTGGACAAATTGCAACTGGTTTCACAAATTTAAGCCCACAGACACAAGATTTTATTCTAATTGTTGCAGGGTTAGCGGCTGCAATTGGTCCTTTGGTTTATGGCATTGGATTATTAACAAGCGCAATGGCAATGTTGGCAATACCTATTGCACCTTATGTGATTTTATTTACTGCAATTACTGCGGCTGCGGTTGCGTTAGGTGTAGCAATGGCACACACAAGTCAGGTATTCCCGCAAGTTGAAGCATCTATTAAAACGATGAAAACTTCCTATGAGAAACTTGGTGAGCAAATAGGAAAAATAAATGGATTAAAACAACAAGGCGTACTTGCATCTGGTGAAGCTATAAAGGCAAACATATCAGAAACAAGGTCAATAATGCTTACAACTGCGGCAACAGTTAAAGATGCCTATGAAAAAAGACAAGCACTACTTGATGAATTAAAACAAAGAAAGAAACTGCACGAAGGTAAAACCTTTACTTTTGGAAGTGGAACAACCGCAATGACAAATGTGGTTGAAACTAAAAAAACGCAAGAAAGCATTAATCAATTAAACATTGAAATTAGTGCAGCGCAACAACAAATGATTGCAGCAGGTCAAGCCACAAAGGACCTTGAAGCGCAATTGCAAACATTAAGCGAAGTAAAACTTACTCCGGTTGTTGGTGAAGTTAAAGCAATAAGCACAGAAATTAAACAATTAGGTATTGACTTTTCAAAAGGAATTGAAGCAGCTAATTTACAAAATCCTGCAATTGATGCAATCCAAAAAGAGTTAAAATCAAAAGGTTTTAAATTTGATCAACCAATAAAAGCACCGGTTCAAATAGACATTAAACCTATTGAATTGCCAGAAGAACTTTTTGACCAACAAGCAATGGCAGCAGCAAAAAGACAGGCGGCTGATTTAGGTGAAGAAATGGGTGACGCATTAAGTTCTGGATTGAAATCATTAGCAACCGAAGGTTTAACGCAATTTGGTGACTTCTTAGGCACTGTAATAAGTGGAGGGGATATGACTGTGAAAGACTTCGGTAAAGGCTTGTTAGATTCATTAGGTAAGTTCATGGGCCAATTTGGTGAAGCAATGATCGCAATGGGTATAGCGCAAGTTATGTTAGATGTAGCGATCAAATCATTCAATCCTGCACTTGCTATAATAGGCGGTGTTGCATTAGTTGCAGCAGGGGCCGCAATATCAAATCTAAGTCAAAAAGGAATAGACAAAAGTGGTGCATCAAATCCATCATCCTTTGCAGGTGGATATTCATCAATGAACACTTCAAACATGCAACCAATAGTTTTGGAAACAAAAATAAGTGGCAGGGATTTAGTCCTTGTTCAAAGTAGATCAAACAACTTTAGAAGATAAAAAATAAATGGGCAACACAATTTTTAGCAGTCAATTAATTTCAAGTGATGGCATAACGTACAAAGCAGAATTATACGGTGAAGACTATATCGGTTTCCCAAAAGTTGCTATTGTTAGCGGTTCTGGTAATACTTATATTGTTTCTAAAGATTGGACAGATTTTTTAGAAGTTGGTCAGGTTCTTTATTTATACACCGGCGGTGAAACATTAAATCCAGTCGATACATTTAATACTTACAAAGCAAGGGTTGTTGCTGATAGTGGAATTGTTGAGAATGATGACTGCGCAATTGTTGCCATTGGTTCATTAGCTTATACAACGGCCACAATCACGGCAATTTATTCAAGCGGGCCAACTACATTAATAACATTAGATATTGCTTACAGTGGCTCATATACGTCAATAGGAAGCAGTTTAGCACCATCCGAACAATACGCACCAACATTTGCACCGGATATAATGGCACTTAATACTGAGTGGGGTGGTGAAGGTGATGAGATACTTGGTGCAATTAAAGATTCAAGTAGTACAATAACCTATGCAAATAATGACGTTTGGTTTGATCGTTTCTTTGAGCAATATAAAATTACACAAGACAACAAACTTAAATTTTTAATCTACAAAGAAGATGGTGCGGCATGGGATTTAGATTGGGCCGGTATCATTGTGATGGACTTGGTTGAATGGGCCAACGATTCAAAGCCTATTCCGTACACTTTTAAGGCTATTGACGGACTTGCAGCGCTTAAGTTCTATGAATACACACAAGAAACCTTAGAACAGAACACAGCTATCAGAAACGTGTTTGATATACTTGGACTTTTAGACTTATATAAGTTCTGGGGTGCAACCGATGCTTATCTTCGTGAAAGTATAGAATACAAAAGTAGGGTCTTATCAGCAACCACAACGGATGCAGATTCACCACTTGACTACACGTATATTTCTGATAACTTTTTTATTGAAGACGCAAATAAATTCCCTACAAAATTCAAATCATATTACGATGTTTTAAAAGGCATTTTAGACATTTACTCATGCAGGATGTACATTGCAAATGGTGTTTATTATATTCAACAGGTACGTAACTTTAAAAACGAAAGTATTACTTTTAGAGAATATTTAGTTGATTCAAGTAATAATTATACTTATTCAGAAGGCAATTACACACATCAAAGAAGTGTCGGAAATACAACGGAAGATTTCAATATTTTAGCGGGTGGAACATTTGGGTATTATGCCGGTGCCTATAAAGTCAAAATGGAACAAAAAAGACATTTTGAAGGAAGCCACATAAATGAAGATGTTAAAAGCGTAATTGCAAACGATGATCCTACATCACAAGATTCTTATACATTCCCAATCGGCAAAATAAATGGTGATGGATTAGGCAATATACAAGTTGCAATTCCAATCTTTGATTCACATGGCCGTGATAGTATTCTTGATGGCAACACATTAGACGATACGTTTTTAAACCCTATAAAAGTAACCAACTATGTTGTGAAAGTTATGGTCGCTATTTATAGCACAACCGGCAACAGATATTTGAGGGGAACAACACCACGAACTTTTTCGCAATACGAGAACGAATGGACAGAAGATTTAGTTGTTCCAGCGGATGAAAGGAATGTTGTTCGTTATGTTCAAAGTGGGGGAAACAACACAACCTTATTTGTAAACACTCCGGTCATTAATTTTGACGATGATTTTGAAATTAGTATCACTTTTGAATACATTGGGCAAAATGCAAAAATAGGTTTGTTGCAATATGCAAAAGCAATGGATGTCACCAGAGTGCGTATATTATTTCCTTTGACTGAGGTTAATGAGAATTATGATAAATATATTGAGTTAGACAATCCCACTGGATTCTTTACAAAAGAAGTTGAACTTGATCCTTTATTATTTATAGATAGTGCGGCCGATACAAGCACGGTTGTAAAAATACAAATTAATTCGGCTTATAATTCTGGGGGTGTTTCATTAGTACCAACAACCACATTTGACGGTGGATTTCTGCAAGAAAATGGCGATCCATTGTATTTGTTCCTTTCTATTATGCGGGTGTATGAGGCAATGTCTTTGCAATACAAACCAGTTGAACGAATGATGTCAACAATAGTAGGTGATTACTATCCCTTTTATTCACTTGCTTACAATGACAAAGTGTATGTGTTTAGCGGTTGCACCAAAGACTATACAATGGATGAGGTGCAAGGCGAATGGTTTGAGGTTATTTCAGCAATGCCGGCAGCATCACACAACATAATTACGGACTACATTGGTACAGTTGATGACATTAAACCATTTAGTGGTGAAGAAAAACACAACACGGTTGGTGCATTTAATTCAAGGGATGCAATTGGATTCATTGACAATGTTGAAATAGGAACACACGATACACTACCTATTAATCCATATCAAGGTGATAGACTTTTCAAAGGTGATGTGATAAGCATTTTTGATCCAAACAATACAAGCGAAATTGAATTTTTCACAGTACGTGAAAATGTGGAAATTGATGATATTGAAATTTTGGTTGATTCAAAAACAACCACATTCCCAATGAGAGAGGGCAGTATTGTTGTTTATAAGAAAGGTGAAACAATGGAATCAAATCGTGTACGTGCAAACATCTTCCAAATGAAAGGTAACGCATTAGATCCAAAATTTCATGATTATTTGCAAGACGGCGAGTTTGTTTTTTACGATAAACACGCTTATTATAGAAACCCAATTGATGGATTTGTTTACAAATTCAACGGGGCAAAATTAAACCCTTAATGCCATCAATGCCAAAAAAGGTGTATGGATTTACACCACAGAAGCAAAACAAGCAAGCAGAGCAAAAGAATTGGTTAAAAGATAAGGAACACGAAAAGTTCTACAATTCAAAGGCATGGCGGCACCTATCTTTAAGCTATAAAATGAAACATCCGGTGTGTGAGGTTGAGGGGTGCAATCAACCATCATACTACACCGATCACATCATACCAATGTCACAAGGTGGTGATGAATGGAATGAAGATAATTTTCAGGCATTATGTAAAAGTTGCAACGGAAGTAAAACCGCGAAGCAATCTTCTAATCAAAGAATGCTTAAATAGCGTTGCTATACAAAGAATGTTAAAATAATTACAATTAAAACAAAAGTCATTTAAAGATATTTGCACATAATGATCGGCGGTGCAATATATTATCTTCTTAATGTTCCTGCAATAACTAATTTAGTAGAGCAGTTGAACTATGGGTTAGCACCGCAAGAAAACTTATTTCCGCGCATTGTAATAACAGAAAGAAGCACACCGGAGAATTACAAAGATGGGTATTCAATCATCAATCACGATGTTGAAATTAACATTTACGCCTCAAAGGCTAAAGATGGAAATGGTGGTTTTTTACAAGCCTCAAACATAGCGGATGAGATTGAATTAATCCTTTACCGATACAAAGGGACAGTAAGCGGCAAAAGAATAGATCAAACATTGTTGAGCAATCAAGAAATCTTATTTGATAATTCAAGCCAATGTGCAAGGATTATCATGGAATATAGTATTAGAGAAAATTTAACTTAAAATAAAAGAAAATGACAATAGAAGAATTAGTTGCACTCAAGGGTGGCAAATATGCAGATAGCGGTGCAACAGTAACTGGAACAAATAGCACAAATTATAGATTTTTAGTTGTAAATGACGATGTGGTTTTCACCGCATTAACAGACACAGATGATAACAATGTGTTGACTGAATGGGGTATTTCTGGAAAGACTATCACAAGCGGTATGGTGTTAGCACCTGCAAGCGGTAAACCATTTAAAACGGTAACAATCACAAGCGGATCAGTACTTTTAATCAAACTATAAATGTTTGGGTACGGGTATCAATATAGTGCCATTAAAGGCGGGGTGTCATTAGGGCAAATAATATTTGATGCCTATCGATTACGCGTTGAAAGTGATGGCGGAATAGTAGAAAATGAAAACTGCACGGTTAACGCAATAAAACAACTTACGAGAATACAATGAGTTTATACACTGACGCCAGCCTTATAATGTTCCCATCGGGATACAAAGAGGACAAAATATATAGCCTTAAGCCAACAGACGGAAGTGGCGATTTGACCTTCACAAGAGCAAGCACCGCAACAAGGGTAAATGCTGACGGATTGATTGAAACAAGCCCCGTTAATTTGTTGCAGCAAAGTAATACTTTTAATACAACTTGGGTAAGTGCGGGACCAGGGGCAACAATAACAAGCGGACAAACCGACCCAAATGCGGGTTCAAATGCTTGGTTATTGTCTAAACTTGGGGCAACGGGTAGAATACAACAAACCGTAAATGTTGGGGGTGTGCAAACATTTTTTATTTATGCCAAAAAGAATACAAGCGATTATATTTTAATAAATGTTTTTGATGGCACAACATCGCACGAATGTTGGTTTAATTTAAGCACGGGCGCAGTAGGTGTACAAAATTCTTCAACGGGTGCAATTGAAAGCGTAGGTAATGGGTGGTATAAATGTAGTGTTACATCAACAAATCTCATTGCATCGGGCATTATACAAATTTATCAATCCGACGGCAATGGCAATGTAACGGGTGCAAGTGGTTCGATTTACATTTTTAATTCACAACTAAACATCGGCGCAACCGCTAAACCTTACTTCCCAACCACAGACCGCTTAAACGTTCCCCGAATAGACTACACGGGTGGAGGCTGCGGAAAATTACTTTTGGAACCGCAGAGAACGAATTTAGCTTTGTACTCAGAGCAGTTTGATAATGCGGCTTGGAGTAAAAATAATGTTTCAATAACTGCAAATAGTTTGGTTTCGCCCGATGGCACACAAAATGCCGACACAATAACTTCGAGCGGGTCAACATCATTTGTTTTTCGCAATACACCCACATTAGTGGGAAGTCACACGATTAGTTTTTATGCAAAAAAGGGAACAAGCAATTTTTGTTGGATTTATTTGAATGGCTATAATGCCATATTTAATTTAGATACGGGCGTTTATGTTACAAGCGTATCAAATGCCCCATCATCATATTCAATTACTTCAGTAGGTAATGGATGGTATAGAATTACTGCAACACAAAGCACACCTATTTTAGATAGTGTTTCGGGGATTGGCGTTGGAACTGCAAATAGTTTTAATGGAGTTGTAGGAACTAATGTTTATATATGGGGCGCACAATTAGAAGCGGGCAGTTACGTTTCATCCTACATCCCAACCCTTGCAAGCAGCGTGACTCGTTTAGCCGATGCGGCATTTAAGACGGGGATAAGTAGTTTGATTGGGCAGACGGAGGGAACTATGTATTGGGAAGGATATAGCGAGAATAATGCAAGTTTTGGCACTTGTTTAGTGCTTCAGGGCTCACCGGGTTATTGGATATATATTTTAAGCTATAACGGAGGCTTTACTTTTGAAATAAGAAATGCCTACGTTGCATCAATGCTCTATAATTCAACAAGCGCAGCAGGAAATTATAAAATAGCAATCGGTTACAACGCTTCGCAAATCGTTATTTATATAAATGGAACGCTCGTACACACCGACAACAGCGTAACTATTCCAGCTTTAAGCAGTGTCTACCTTGCAAACTGGGAAAATGTATACAATGAATCAGTAAAAACTGGCCAAGCCGTGCTATTCAAAACCCGCTTAACAAACGCAGAACTTGCCTCACTAACTACACTATAAAATTGTAATACAATATGAACAAATATTCCAAATATGAGTTTACAGACCAAGCAGAATGGTCTAAATTCCAAACTAAGATACAAGTAAAAACAACCGATTTAGAAGGTAACGAAATCTACAATTACAAAGATGTTGCAGTAGTTGAGTTAGGGCATATATGCAAGGCATACGAACTAAACGAAGAAGGTGATAAAGTATGCTCAGACCTTGCCACAACTTGGGCGGTGGACATATTATGGTTTAGAACCCCTTTGCCATCGTTTAAGCCATTTGAAGTGTTCCCAAAGCCTACCACACAACTTCATATATTTGGAGGCTATGAGGCGGCTTATTTCAAGTCTTATTGTGAGGTGAATCCTGATAGTGAATTTTGCGTTATTCCTGAGGTAAATGATGTTGTCGGATCTTAAAGTTTACTTATTAAACATTCTTTCATTCGCGGTGTCATTTAGTGATCTTGATATGGCACTTAAATTTATTCTTTTAGTGGTGTCAATTGGGTACACGATTGAACGATGGATTAAACTAAGAAAGAATGAGCCGCAAAGAAAAGATTGATATTATCTTGTCCAAGTGGGTGAGCCGCAAACTAACCGTGTTTGTTGTGGCATCCATTGGACTTTTTACCAATTCGGTAAGGTCGGAAGATTGGGTGATAATTTCAACGGCATACATAGCAATTGAAGGTGTAACTAACATTGTAGAAAGATTGAAAAAATGATGAACACAAACGACATCGTAAAAAAGTACGGCAAGCCAAATGAAACTGGTGAAGGTTATTTGACCACAATTCTTTTACCTTATCCAATGCGTTTGGCGTGGGATGTAGACACGAAGGTTGCTAAAATGAGATGCCATAAGTTAGCCGCAGAACCATTTTTAAACGTGTTCAATGATTTGTTAGCTGAGTATGGTTTAAAGGAAATAGAACGGCTTGGAATTGATTTGTTTGGTGGGTGTTTCAACTACAGAAAGATGAGGGGCGGAACAAGTTGGTCCACACACGCTTGGGCCATAGCAATTGACCTTGACCCTGCAAGAAATAAATTAAAAGAAACCGCAAAGACTGCAAGATTTGCGCAGCCAGAATATCAAAAAATGATTGACATATTTTATAGGCATGGCTTTGTCAGTCTGGGAATAGAAAAGAATTATGACTGGCAACACTTTCAGCTAAGAAAATAAACACAAACACACACATAACATGAGCCAATACGACATAACATTCAAAATCTTTGCAGAACATCCCCGACAAACAGAAGAGTATAAAAATGCTTATTATGATAGGATCAGTGCAATTGTTGGCAAATCACCGCTAACCGTAAAAGACCATTATTCACTTTACAAATCAAAAGTAGATCAGTATTGCGAAGATGCAGGGGTTGCAACCAAAGACGTCAAACACGGCTGGGTAAAAACAAAAGACACTTCACTATTCTTTACTAATCCCGATTACGAAGGTGCGGTTTCATACGATCAAATCAGAGACAAATTAATTGCAGAGTTAAAAAGCTATTCCCCTAAATACCCTACAATAAAAAGGAACAAATCAAAAGAAGGTCACTTATTAGTTATTGATCCTGCTGATGTTCACATTGGCAAATTATGTGAAGCATTTGAAACGGGTGAAGACTATGATACAAACATTGCCGTGAGACGCGTTTTAGAGGGGGTACAAGGCATCATTGATAAGTCACAAGGGTATAACATAGATAAGATACTATTCATCGGTGGCAACGATATTTTGCACATTGATAATCCCAAAAGACAAACCACATCAGGCACACCACAAGATACTGATGGAATGTGGTATTCTAATTTCTTAAAAGCTAAACAAGTGTATGTGGATGTACTTGAAATGCTTATTCCAGTGGCTGATGTACATTTTACTTTTAATCCTTCAAATCACGATTATCAAAGTGGTTTCTTTTTGGCTGATGTTATAAGTTCGTGGTTCAGGAATAACAAGAATATAACATTTGATTGCTCAATTGCACACCGAAAGTATTTTGCTTATGGCACGTCATTAATTGGAACCACACACGGCGATGGGGCAAAGGCTCAGGATCTTCCATTGTTAATGGCAGTGGAATCAAATGATTGGGGAAATACCAAACACCGGTACGTTTACACCCACCATGTTCATCATAAGACCTCAAAGGATTATCAAGGTGTGACAGTTGAAAGTCTAAGGTCACCAAGTGGCACGGACTCTTGGCATCATCGGAATGGGTACCAACATGCACCAAAAGCAATTGAAGGATTTTTGCATTCAAAAGAACACGGCCAAATAGCAAGGTTTACACATTTATTTTAAGGTAGACTGCATTAGTTTTTCGGAAAAATTCATGCAGTTTATTAGTTTAAAAACTGGACATTTTTTATACCCTGAGTATAAATCCAAACCAATAAGTAAACCTTTTTTGTAAAAATCCAAACCGATATAAATGCACAATATATCGGCAATGTTTATTATGCAAAATTAAGTTGCATAATTCCGACATTATCCGAATTAATACCCTTAATGTGTCACATATCCTACATTAAAGCATATAAAAGTACCTTATACTACACTTTAGGTTGCAAATACGTATAATACCGAATAAATAAGTATCAATAAAGCATTTTACCGCACTATTAAACAAAAAACGCGCTACCAGATTAACCGGCAACGCGCTTGACAAACAACAATAATTTTAAAGATACCTTAAAGTTTAATTTTTTTATTCTTTTTTATGCTAACAAGTTCAAGCAGGGATATAAACCCAATCAAAAACGTAATGCTTGCGTATACTGGTTCGTCAACAAGTGAAACCATAAAGCCCAAAGGCATAAACATTGTGCCTACTCTAAAAATTAATTCTTTCATTTCTTTCATAGTTCAAAAGTAATATTAAAACTATATGCAGCGTCATTAGACTGATTCCAAATAAGCGGGTGTTTGCAAATAGCTTGCGTCATTGTTATTTGCTGCAATATCATTTAGCATTTGAACGATAGCGGCATAGTCACGTTTAGTCTTTTTGTCAAACTCTAAGAATTTGGAAATAGTTTGCTGCCCATGTATCACACTGGAATGATCACGCCCACCTAAATAGGAACCAATGTCAGTCAGTACCATATCAGGCATGTATTGCTTAACAAGGTAACTAAACATGTGGCGGGGTATTACAAACCTTTGCTTTCTGCAATGACTTTTTATTTGTTCGGGGCTTTCTTTGTAGTAATATGAAATAACTGACATAAGTAAGTCAAAGTTTGTTTCATAACTATAAGCTATTTGCATATATTGATTATCGGAATTTTGCAGGTTGTGTTTTGTTCTAAGTTGCATTATTCGTTCGCTCATATAACCGTTCTTTTTTAGTCGGTCTTCAAGTTCATTTATGTATATGCCCATTGCAGTGAGCAATTGTTTATTATCGTTTATTTCTTTTCTTAATTGTTTATTTGTCATAGGTATTCTTTGTGTGTGTTTATTTCTTTGTCAATTGCAAAGTGATTCAATAGATACTCATCCGATGTTGGGATGTATGTATTTAGTTCTTTTGCGGCCTTTGTTCTTATGTAGTCTATAAATTGCGTCATAATAAGGCTATCAAGGTCTGCGCTACTCATTAAGTACTTCTTGCCTTTCTTTTCATAGATAAGGCCATAGTCACGCTTTAAATCGGTTTTAGCTTCTTCAAGTGTACTTCCGTATGCAATGGCGTACAAGGTCACCACAACGTGAAAGTATTTGTTCTGTGATAACGATCGTTTTTGTTTGATTTCTTTCAATTCAATCTTTTTACCTGATGCAATCAAGGCCTCAAACTTAATTTGGGCCTTGTTCACATCGTAATTATTTGAAAGATCAAAGGTCATTTGTGACGTTTATCAAATTTATAATCCCTTAATTCTTTGCTTGCTTTGCGGTATATACTTACCAGCTTTTTGTAATGTTCGTCACCTTCAAAAAGTTCATCGTCATCCGGCTCTGCTTTTAGCACCTCAAAATATTGTCTAAATTCTTGAGGTACCTGCGCAAATTGTTCTTCTGTTATCTTTATAAAAAGGTTGTTCATTAAAATCTTATTTTAAAATGGTATTTTAAAATGGTATTTCATCCGATTCATCCACTGGGATTTCATTCGGCTTTGACATTGCTTTGAATTCTTCACTTGAAACAATCTTATCTTTTAAAAAGTCTGGTAATGAATTAAACACATCCTCATTGAAATCATCAAAGGCAAGGACTTGATCAGCGTTAATTTGTGCAGGGCATTCCATACCTTTGGGTAGTAAGTTTACACCGGTCAAGTTTGCATAGGTGTTGCCATTCTTTGCAACTTTGTGACTGATTGAAATCAAACAAGGTTTGCCAATTAGTGCGGTAACATCAAAAGACAAAGCCTCTTTTTCTGTAAATGTTTTTCCGCGCCATGATTCAAGAAACTGGCGAAGGGTTGATTTTTCGTGCATTGAAAGGGTAAATTCTTTACTAATAACAAGCGGTTGTTCTCCATTCTCTTCCTTGAATACTTTGGTCTCTGTTGGAAGTTCCCACGTGATCCTTACCTTGTTTAATTTCTTTGCTACACCTTGAATGTTTTCTTCGTTGGTGCCTAATTGAATCATTGAGTAACATCGTGCTGCATAGCTGCCGGCTGCGATAGGTTCACGATCAAATGATGTTGCGGTGTTGGTTGCGATAATTGCCATTGTTTTAATTTTTAATTGTTTTTTGTATTTGTGAATATTCGTTTTTAAAAAGTCTTATTATTTGCTCTCTGGTTGCTTGGTCCATTCGTACAAGCCTACCTAATAAAGCATTGTTAACTGTCTGGGGGTGTATGCCCAATTGGTCTGCGATTCGTTTCTGAATGCCTCTAAATGGTTTCTTTCGTGTTTCTTCTAATATGTCTTTCATCTTGTGTATTTTACTTTTCTTTTACCACCTTCCTGCAAATAGTGCAGCACATTTTGAGCATTGCAATAATCATAAAATTCAAGTTCACGTTTGATTGTATCATGGCCAAAACTACTAAATGGATTGTATTCGTCATCTTCCTGATAATGCAGGTCATTGTCAACAATCCAGTCAATGAAGTCGGTTGTGTCAATAAACACATCCAACATAATGCGCATGTCGTGGTTATCTTCAAGGCAACAAATCAAATATTGATCGTTGTCTTGGTACTTGCTGAATGTGGTCACAATGTAATCCCCATCAACGTGGGGTGTTGTTTCAGCAATTAGGAAGCAGTTAAGCAATGACAAATCCCTTGAACGGTTAAAGTCATTTTCGAGGTTGTGTAGTTCGTGGTTCATTTTATTAGTTTAGTTTTAAGTTTGCCCATGTTAACGCTCTTTTTTCAGTTGCAAAAGATTTGCTTTCTAAAACTTGTTCAGTTCCGTTATAGATTTGAACATACATTGCAATTACTCTATCAATGTTTTTAGATACTTTTACCGCTTTTGATCCTGTTGTGTTTGTGATTGTTGTCATTTCTTATCCTTTTATGTTGCCACAAATATAGTATTAAAACTATATGCAAAACTAATTTAATGCAATTAGAATGATTATAAATAAGAACTTAGGTCTTTTTGGTAGATTCCTAAGTATTCATTTAATCGGTTACGTTCTGTCACCCTTTCATCAGGTGATCTCAAAACCTTATCAACTGTTTTAATGTAATCGTTTAACCTTAGATTCAAATCTTTCAGGTCATTCACATTCAATTTAATTAAAGGGTGTGCAGGAAGTGATTCAATCCAGTCCAAGTATTGAACTCCAAATGTGTCAATTAAGCCTTCACGGTAACGCTTATCGTCACCACCTTTGTAGCTATTGGAATGCCGTGATTGTTGGAATATGTTGTGTGCATGGAACGCAAGTGTGGGGTGCGCTAATCTTCCATAATAATGGCCTGCATCATTAATCAATGAATGTTTACCAGATGCAATGCACTTTTGATCGTGATCAATTAACCTTATTATCTTGTTAATTTTAACCTGCACATCTTTCTGCCAGTCGGATCGTGTTTTTAGTTGTTCTTTGTTCTTTGACTTTTGTTCTGTCTTGATTTTGCGAATATTTGTGACATGTTTTAAAGCGTGTTTGTACAACTGTTCTTTGCCTTCTGGGGTTGTTTTTAACCAACTATCGTAACAAGTTGAACAAAGTCCATAAGTACGGACCAACACAAGCCCACCGCATCCATCAAAATTGATTGCTTTGTTTTGCCCTTTGCATTTCTTTTCTTTTAATTTCATTAAATCTTCATTTAATATAAATTACAAACGCTTCCACAACCACCGCTACAATGGTCCATGATAATATACTTCTGGTTCGTCTTAGTTTTAAGATTTTATCACGTGTATCAGCGGCCGAGTTTTTAAGCATTTGACTTTTTAGGTCTAAACTTTTTTTGTACTTTTCACTTATGGCTTTTTGATCATTAAGTTCATACAGTTCTAAAATACGCAAAGAATCACATAATTGAAGTTCACGATATAAAGTGTTCAATCTTATGTTATCGGCTTTGTAAAGTTCAACCGGCGTATGAATACTATCTTGTATGCAAATAGAAGTCGATTGAATCACGGAGGTTTGCGCGAATGATAATTTGCCCACTGTCAGGAGTGCGAGAAATAATACTTGTTTCATATTGTATTTTGGTTTTTAATTTGGTTATGGTTTTAATTTTAGTTATTTGTAGTGTGTCAATTCGTAATTCAATAGAATCTATTTGTTCAATTGGATCAGGTTCCGGTGGTGCAGGTTTGCGGCACTGGGTGAGGTTGACTATAATTACCATCAGCAGGATGCCAACGATGAAGCCAATCAATAGTATATTGTTTTTAATCATGCTGCAAATTTAAGCATATTAATAGATGTATTTTAAATGTACACTATTTTGATTGATTATAAATAGTTAAACTATTACTTTGCATATAGTTTGTACATTACTTTTGCCACATGTTAAATAAGAAACAAACAATCTTATCATTATCACTTTTGGCATTTATTAGTACACAATCTATGTGGTACGATAAGCCAATTATAGAACCTATTCCAATAGATACACTTTTAAACGCCGTGATGGCCGTTGAATCTAATTTTGATACACTTGCCTACAATTCCAAAGAAGATGCAGTAGGCTGCTTGCAAATACGCCCTATCATGGTTAGAGAGGTAAATAGGTTACTTGGTGAAGATAAATACACGTTAAAAGATCGTTGGAGTAAGGCAAAAAGCATTGAAATGTTCAATGTGATAAGATCACACACAAAGAATGCAACAGATCAAAAGATTGCCCGCAATTGGAATGGTGGGTGCAATGGACACAAAAAGAAAAGCACATTAAAATACTGGCAAAAAGTAAAACAACAAATAAAATGATAATCACAATTAAATATTTTGGAATTACGTATTCCATTGAGACAGAGGCAGACAATTTAAACGCAACAGAAATTCTTGAAACATTCACTAACTTAATGAAGTGCATAGGATTTCAACAAAGTTCTATTGATGGTGCAATTATGGAATTAAATGAGCAAATTGATTTATGAAGCCAGCCATTGAATTATACATCAGCACTGTAAGACTACTTACTATCATTGATCAGGTAGATATGCCTAACAATGGATTTAAAAAGGCAATAAGAAGTATTGAAGACTGGGCCGCTAAACAAAGCTACATATTGGAAGATATGGATTCGGCTACACACGAAAGAATAATACATAACTTTAATGTTATAATGGATTCTATTGATCACGATGTGTTAAGCACGCCAATTGGGGAATTAACGGTTGAGGCTAAATAGTTATTGACAAATTATAAATAAGTAGATAAGAGATAAAATAAAGAGTATATTTGCATCGTGATACATTTAAAATTAGCAAATAATTTATTTAAAATATTGAAACTTGGGGAGGTTCATTCAAAAAATGTATCACGCCCTTCCCTTGTTTCTTTAAAAAAAAACGTGATACATAATGGCATTAAACAAAAAATCATTCGTGCTTTACACTGATCAAAGAAGTTACTTTGATAAGTTAAACGACCAAGAAGCAGGTCAATTAATCAAACACATATTTTCTTATGTGAATGACGAGAATCCAAATCCAGTTGATAGAATCATTGATTTATCATTTGAACCAATTAAATTACAATTGAAACGTGACTTAGTAAAGTACGAAAGTATTAGCAATAGAAACAAATCAAATGGTAAATTAGGTGGCAGACCAAAGCAAGAAGAACAAGAAGAACCCAAAAAACCCACTGGGTTATCTGGTAACCCAACTGAACCCAAAAAAGCCGATACTGATAATGATACTGATAATGATATAAATAATAGTCTTTTTGATTCTGTTTTTGATTCTTTTTTGGTTATGAGAAAACAACTTAAGAAACCAATGACAGGCAAAGCAATTGAATTGTTAAAATCTAAATTAGAAAAGTTAGCACCTGCAGATGAACAAACGCAAATTGAAATCTTAGAGCAATCTATTATGAACAATTGGCAAGGTGTATTTCCTTTAAAAGATAGCGCAAAGAAAGAAGGTGCAAATGGTATTTTATTAAAAGACTGCGATATTGACATATTACCTATTAAAGACATTCACCGTGTAAAGTACCGTGCAGTTGTTGGTTTCTATGTTCTATTTACAGATATAGCTAAAAGGATAAAAAGAAACGATAATTTAGATTTATTGAATAGTGCAGATCTTGGTGTATGGATGTATGACATTGACCAGATAGAAAAGGAACACGAATTTGATACCTTTAAATTATTTACTATTGGAGTATATTTAAAAGAAATACTATACGATGATCAACTACACTTTGACATTGACAGTATAACATCTTTAAAAGATTTGTATGGAAGATATAGCAACGGCAAAAGTAAATTCTTAAGGGTAAGCCGTGATGCTGATAAGTACATCGATAAGTTTGATATGTGGCAAAAGGTTAGAACTGCAAATGAATTCATCAATGGATAAATTAACCCTACTTACAAACAAATTGTATGAGACCAGACTTGATCCAAGTAAGGTAATACAGAAAGCGCCAACACTTTTGTCAGTTGCACAAAGAAGCGGGACCAGTTCAATTCATATTCCTATATTTTCTTTGGGTGATCTTAGTTTAATTCAAGGTAGACAGAAATCTAAAAAGACTTTCTTCACTTCATCAATTGCGGTTAGCTTATTGAATCCGAATAAGTTTGATTTGTTAGTTTCAGATGCACCAAATGGAACAACCTTAGCTATATTCGACACAGAACAAAGCGCATACCATGCACAAAAAACTAATCAACGTATTGAATACATGGCCGGTTCAAATAATTTCTATTACTTTGCATTTAGAGATAGTACACCAACAGAACGAAAGGAACTAATAGAACACTTCCTTAAGGGACACAAAGGAACTATAAGCTATATTTTAATTGATGGAATAGTAGATTTGCTATATGATTTCAATGACTTAAAAGAATGCAGCGAGTTGGTCCAATGGATTATGCACATCACAAAAGAATATAATATTCATTGCAGTTGCATACTACATGAGAACGCATCCGATGGCAAAGCAAGGGGCCACATAGGTACCATGTTAGCACAGAAGGCAGAAACAGTATTGAAGATAGTTAAGAACAAAGACATACACAACAGAAGCACAATAAGCGCAAACGATACAAGAGGCTTACAATTCCAATCATTTGACATTGTGATTGACAACAATGGGATTCCAGAATTAGTAGAGTTATTAGGAGAACCAAAACCATTTTAAATTATGAGCATAGAATCAATGAACATACAAAGTATCTTAGATAGTATCAAGGATATGAATGAATACTATTATCAAGTGGTAATCAATTACAATCAATATCACTACATTACCAACGTAATGAGATCATGCGGCAAAGATGAACCGGAAGCACTGGAAGCATTAAAACAAAAGCTATCAAAGAAAATAGATAAGCTAAAAGATAAGAGAGGTGAATACAAAGTTGAATCAATCAAACTGATAACGCAATGAACATAGAACATAGATTTCCATACAATTGGACTTTAAAAGATGCAGTATTTACCAAAGACAAAGGCAAAGTATTTAGTTGCTTTGCATGTGGCGGAGGTTCAACAATGGGTTATAAATTAGCTGGCTTTGATGTATTAGGATGTAATGAAATAGATCCAAAAATGATTGAAGCATACAAAGCAAACCACAATCCAAAGTATGCATTTTTAGAACCTATTCAAACATTTAAAGAAAGAAAAGATTTACCAAAAGAACTTTATGAACTTGACATATTAGATGGATCACCACCATGCAGTTCATTTAGTATGGCAGGCAATAGGGAAAAAGACTGGGGTAAAGAAAAGAAATTTAGAGAAGGGCAAGCAGAACAAATACTTGATAACTTATTTTTTGATTTTATTGATCTTGCAAAAGAATTGCAACCTAAAGTTGTTATTGCAGAAAATGTAAAAGGTTTGTTAATGGGGAATGCAATTGATTATGTTCGGAAGATATACACTGCATTTGATGAAGCTGGTTATTATTGTCAGCATTGGTTATTAGATGCGTCAACAATGGGAGTGCCACAACGAAGAGAGCGTGTATTCTTTATTTGTTTACGTAAAGACTTAGCAAAAGATTTCTTATATCAAAAGGATATGTTTACAGAAGTACCAAAATTACATTTAGAATTTAATCAAAAAGAAATACATTTTAAAGAAATAAAAGAAAAGAATGTTAAAAGAAAAAAATTATCTGACATAAATGCAAATCGTTGGCAAATGTCTGATAAAAACGGTAGGTTTCAAACAAATAAAAACAACACGTTTGGATTTTTTTATAAAGCTTTAAACCATTTAGTTTGCTCCACAATAACAGCAGGCAATTCAACTTATTGCATAGAAGAAAAACCAGAACATTTAATTGATAACGAGTTTTGCAAAATAGGAAGTTACCCATTAGATTATAAATTTGGGAAATTAAAACCACATTATTTAATAGGTATGAGTGTGCCGCCAGTAATGACAGCACAAATAGCAACAGAAGTATTTAACCAATGGATAAGTAAGATATGACCACACAACAAGCTAAAGAGATACTAAACAAACCAATCATTTGTAAGGAAGCAGAGAGATCAATTAGGGAGATGAAGATCAAGTTAAGCAAGTACACCGGTGATAAGACAGAACAAACCAAACACCTAAGCAACCTTGACAACCTATTGAACCTTGCACATAAGCAGGCAATAGACTTAGATACCTATGAAGACCTATTGGCTCAATACTTGTTCAAGATAGGCGAGCAACAAGCCAAGATCAGGAAGTTAGTTGAGATGCACGCAATCAGTGAACACATCCATGAAGTTGGTATAGATGAGGTGGTGAAAGACTTTAAAAGTAAAATACAATTGAGATGATAGGATTATTCGAAGTTAGCGCAACCAAAGCAGGCAAAACAATCACTTGCACCATGTTTGGCAATATGGCAGAGAAAGAACAATTGTTTGGTGAGTTAATGAATCAACATAAGATTGAGCAGAGTGAACGGCATCTATGGAAGCTGACAAACATCACCACAAAATACAATAGCTTTGCAAATGACGCATTTTAAGCACGCTCACGGGACTTTGGGAGTTAAGATGATACAAGGTGCCAACACACACACAAAGTGCGGGGATAGGGGGTTTAAAAGCTACGAGAGGCTAAGGGAACTA